GAAAGGTGTATATCGGACAAACTAAAACAAGAATGTTTGTTAGATTTACTTATCATAAAGTGCATTACAAACAAAAATATATGTGTATTCCACTTTTACATAAATCATTTGATAAATTTGGAATCGAAAATCACAAGTTCGAATTACTCCTTGATTTAGGAGACTTAGAAAGAACTTATTTAACACAAATAGAAAGTAGCCTAATAAAAGAATATAAAAAATTAGGTTTATCATTAAATGTAAACTAAAGAAAACTAAAGATATGAAATGTATATGGAGATTTGGCACATGGTTGGAAGGATTAATATCAGTAATTACTTTTGGACATGGAAAGCAATTAGCAGGATGGATAGCATGGACATTCTTCAGAAAAGGAGATTGTGGATGTGATAGAAGAAGGGATTATCTGGATAACTTATTTGGATGCTACGAAGAGAAATATTTTAAATACACAAACGAACAAAAATTAAAACAAAAACAAATGCAAACAATTAAAGCAAACTTAGACGGAACGCCGGTAAAAGAAAAAGTAGACATGAACAGTTTATATATGATTGATTTCAGTAAGTGTTCATCAGTTAATGATTTGATGATTATATTAAGTTCAATTGGATTTACATTTTCACCACATCACCCAGCATTTGATACTCTAAGACCATTTTTATCATTAGAGAATCCAATACCAATGCAACAACCACCAGTTGTAGCTGAAAAGCAAGTTAAATTACCTAAGTTAAAAGCTATAAAGTAATATGGAAATAACGGCAACAACACTACCTCCACATAAATATTACCCATACACAGAGGTAGAATTTTTAGAATTGAAAGAGATAGTTAGTAAAATTACAACGCATATACCAAACGATAGAATGGGATGGGTATGGGAGAATTATAGAATGATATCAGGTGATGGTGCACCACAACCTTGCAGCTGCGGAAGTGCATCAGGTCATTGGATTAAAGCAGTATCTGTTATCAAAGACTTTGTAAATAAAGTTGAAGCCAATGGCTAATGAATTAAGTAGTAGCATGCAAATAGAATGTAATAGAAGATTGGAAAACTTTTATAAAGATAGTTCAATTTGGTTACATCAAGTTTCTTACAATATAACAAAGAACAAAGAAGAATCGGAAGACCTTGTGGCTGACCTCTGGGAATATCTCATAAAGAAATGCAATCCGAAATTATATTGGGAAGATTCATATAATAGAATGTATGCTATGGCATTTCTGAAACATAGATGGATAAACAAAGTAAAGAAATTGAATAGAGTAAAGTATGTAGGAGAAATAGTGCATGATGACCCGTTTGAAGAATATGATTATGATTTAGATGAAGGTATAATGAGAGCACATGAAGAAGTTCTAAGAGAATTGAAAAAGTTAGAAGTGACAAAATTATGGACATCAGCTAAATTATATTCTATGTATTGGCAATCAGAAGATACTCTACAAGAATTAGCAGATAAGATAGGAATAAGTAAATCAACAGTATTCATACAGATTAAGCGTATGAGAAAACATTTAGCAAAAGTTATAGAAAATCCATTTGATGAAAACAGTAAAAAGCTTTGATTTAAAACCCTGCACCGGATGTGGAGAGGAATATAAACATTATCCAGCTAAAAGAGTCCAATTATGTAAGGAGTGTACAAGGAAACATTATCTCGCAAAAAATCGACTAACAGACGAGGAATATAAAAAGAATTATCCTTTAAGTGAAAACGAAAGAAGAAGAAGATATACCCGTTTAAGAAGAGGATTAGAAAGTCTTATCTTAATGGATAGAGAAGAAAAAACGGAATATTGGGATAACTTACTTAAAGAGATAGAAGAATTAGGAATAATGGAATGGTGTATAGATTTAAGAATGCCAGTTAAACCTTTAGAGCCTGGTAGTGGTAAGGTAGGTAGAAGACCTAATAAAATTGCAGACCCGAGAGGAAGATACCCAGATACAAGACAAATGCATGAATAATAACGACACTTCGGAAATATCAGTAAAGTATGTATATTTTGAGTTCGATTGGAATTGGATAAAGGATAAACAAATCCATCACAGAGGAAACGAACAAGGTGGCATGCTAATAATTTATGATGAAGATGGATACCCTGTAAAATTATTTGGATACGAATTAATAGGACATGAAAAAGAAGAATAAAGAAATAGACCCAATAATACCTCTACTAATCGTATACTTTGCCGCCATTGGATTATTAGTATGGTGGTCAACTTATGTATCGGTTTAACTACGGAAGCAAGCCTGTGTGTTAAAATATCATAAAATAAACATATATGCCCTTTGAAAAAGGAAATCAATTAGGTAAAGGTAGACCAGCAGGAGCACTGAATAGAAGCACTGAACAGGCAAAATTGACAATCGCTAGAATTGCAAATAGAGGATTGGATAATATTAGTGAGGATTTGGAAAAGATAAGAAAGAGTGACCCTATTGAAGCAGCAAAACTATATCTGAAGTTATTGGAGTATATTGTGCCAAAGAAAGCACAAATGGAATTAAGTGGACAAATAGACCAAAGAATTCATCAGATATCAATTAACATAAACAAAACAGGTAGTGAACTTAGAGATTAATACTACAATTACATTTGAAAACCTATTAGATGCAAAGAATAGAATAACACATCATATAGGAGGAACTAGAAGTGGAAAAACATATGCAATCATTCAGTTTCTTATTGTAGAAGCATTACAAACACCACAAACGATTACGATAGTAAGAAAGACAATACCATCACTAAAGAAAACTGTGATGAAGGATTTCAAAGATATTCTATTAGGTTTAGGTATTTGGAATGAAGATAGAATGAATATTGCAGATAGAATATATACATTCGACAATGGTGCAGTAGTGCAATTCATAAACACAGATGACCCGGACAAATTGCGTGGATTAAAATCTGATGCATTGTTCATAGACGAAACAAATGAAGTCGATGAAGATGCATTTTTTCAATTGAGTATAAGAACAACAGGTAAAATTATTTTAGCTTATAACCCTACTATATCTCCGTATCATTGGTTAAGACAGATGGGAGATTGTGATAGATTTACAACATCATATAGAGATAACCCATACTTGCCAAAGGAAATGGTTAAATCTATTGAGGATTTGCAACATAAGAATCCTAAACTATGGAAGATATACGGATTAGGTGAATATGCAGCAAATGATAAAGCAATCTACCAATTCGAAGTTGTAGATGATTTTGATGCTGAGTTTGTTGCGTTTGGTTTGGACTGGGGATATGGTGGAGATGAGCTTGGATTAGTCGCAGTATTCAAAGAAGGTGATAATCTTTACTTAGAAGAACTGATATATGAAAAGGGAATGGTAATGAAGGATATTGCAGATAGATTGGAAAAGCTAGGTATAAATAAATCATATGAGATATTCTGCGATAGTTCAGAACCTAGAAGTATAGAAGAGTTATACAGATATGGATTCAATGCTAAGCCTGTAAAGAAAGGACCTGACTCTATCCGTTTTGGAATATCAGTATTACAGAATTATAAACTGCACATCCTAAAGACATCTACTAATTTAATCAATGAGATGTATGGGTATCAATACGCAACGGATAAACATGGTTATACTACGGATACACCAGAAGGTGGATTAGACCATTTATTAGATGCGGCTAGATATGTAGCAATGATGAAACTAACACAGAAAGCAGTAAGAAAAGGAAGTTATGCAATCACAATCAGATAATATGAAAGAACAAGTTTGGACAAAAGAGGAATTAAAAAACCTAATAGAATACACACAGCATTTACGAATGCAGAATGAGGAATTGCAAGCAAAGCTAATTGCCATGGATGCTAAGTTGAGGAATGAAGAAGCAAAGACAAAGAAATTAATAATGACAATAAACTATTTAACAAACCCACAATAATATGAAACAGACAATTAAAGTAACTGCATTAACAGAATGGAAAGATGTTACACTAAAGAAGTATTTGGAAATGATGGGTGACATTGAAGCATATAAAGATGACCAAGAAGCAGTAGATGCATTAATGCTACATCATTTAGCAGGAATACCATACGAAGAATTAACAAATGTTTCTGCTGAAAGTTATAATATATTAAAAGAGAAACTATCTAAGTTTTTGAAACCACAAGATATGGAGTTGCAGAAGTTTGTAACGATAGGAGATGTAGAATATGGATTTGAACCTAACTTATCTAAGATGACATATGGAGCTTATGCAGACATTAGCCAGTATGATACGATTACAATTGATAAGAATTGGCCAAAGATAATGTCAATCTTATATAGACCTGTAACTAAAAAGGAAAAGCATGGTTTATATCAGATAGAAGGATATACAGGCAAAATAGATGAGAAGCCATGGTTAAATGTAACTATGGATGTGCACTTTGGTTGTTTGTTTTTTTTTCTACATTTGCAACTGGACTTAATGAAAGATACCCTGAAATCTTTGAAGAAGGAGGAGTTTCATCCAAGCATCAATACAATTTTGGAAGAAAGTGGAGAAGCTATTCAACAATATTTGAACTTGCACAAGGAGACATTGAAAAAATAGATAAGGTAGTATTAGAACCTTTAGAGAAATGTTTATTGTTCCTTGCATACAAAGCCGATAAGAATCAGCTAGAAACTCTATTGCATAAGGAGGCCATTAAGAATATGAAATAATCAATCATTTTTGAAAATACGATTGTTAAATTAAAAACATCACATATGCCTTGGAGCAATAGTAAGAATGGTGCACTAAGATATTCGGTTAATCGTGAGAATAACTCAGGATATTATATTGGACCAACTCGTGGTTTATCATCACCAAAGAATAGTAGAAGAGCGTGTCTATGTTTAGATTCGGACACATATGATGTAAGATGTTGTCAGGGTGCTTTGATGCAACAAGGTATTGGTGTTATACAAGGTGTAGCGATAAGTGTAGGCGGAGCATTCTCTAACGGCTTTAGTGATGGATTTGATATTATAATAGCATAAAATAAAATAAAAATATGTCAGAATTAAGTAAACAGGCATTAAAGGTAGAGAATAACTCATCCTTTCCAAATAATAATAGCGGACTAATTACACCACAAATACTAAGAGATTTCAATGTAGACATGATTGATTCTTTAGTAGACCAAATTGGATACAATGTAGCTAGTGCAAGTTGGAATCAACAAATAGATGCATTAGAACAATTCACTGCATCTGCTGCAGGATTAACAACAGGTAGTTTATTATTGACTGCATCAGCAGCCGGTAATGTAATTACTTTTACAAAAGGAAATAATACTCAATTTAGTATAACAGTC